TTAAAACTGATGAAGGTATGGAAATCTATGCAAACATAGAAAAAAGATTAAATAATTAATCACACCGTAGTGGTATTCGCCCTACGGGGCGATTACTAACTACAATTAAAAACAAATTATGATAAATATAGATACAGTATATCAAAGAGTTTTAGCAATTGCTAATAAAGAACAAAGAGGTTACATAACACCTCAAGAATATAACTTATTAGCTAATCAAGCTCAGATGCAAATATTTGAATCTTATTTTTATACTAAAGATAGAAGAGAAAAAATAGAAGCCAATAAAGATGATGCTTATGATGAGACTTATATTACAGAGCTAATGTCTAAAAAATTAAGTCCATTTACCACTGTTGAAGATATAACCAGTGGCCACACTTATCCAACTTCTGTTGGTAATAATCAAGTTTTTCAAACGGGTAAAATATGGTACAATAATAGAGTATGCCAGTATATAACTCCATTAGAAGCACAAAGAATGTTAGAGTCTAAAAGACATATTGCTTTTGGTAGAGATCCTTTTTATACTGATAATAGCGTAACTCAAAGAGATGTTATAGTTTATAGTCCATCAACACATGGATCTACGGCTGTTACTGTAGATGTTCAAGTCGAGTGTATTGTTAGACCAACACCTGTTGCTTGGGCTTATGTTGTTGTACAAGAAAAAGCTTTATATAATAGTAGTTTAGCTGTTGATTTTCTTTTGCATATTTCAGAAGAAGATACGTTGGTTAATACAATTTTAGAACTAGCTGGAATAAGTATGAAAAAAAATGACTTAGTTCAAATAGTTTCTTCAAAAAATCAAATAGAAACACAAACACAAAATCAATAAATAAATGGGTATAATAGAAACAGGTGCTAGCTCTTATTATGCTAGCGGAGGAGCACACGGTAATTACAGGTTCATTAGTATGAACGAAATTATAGATTCTTTCATGGCTAGCTATGTTGGAAAAGGAAAAATATGTGAAAGCGTTTTAAGTCAAGACGTTACTTTTCACGCATTAAGAGGTATACAAGAATTAAGTTATGACACATTAAGGTCTGTTAAAGACTGGGAAGTTGACATACCATCTACATTAGTTTTAGTTATGCCTAGTGATTATGTTAATTATGTTAAACTTTCATGGAGTAATGGTGCTGGCGTAGAACACGTTATATACCCTACATCTAAAACTTCAAATCCTAGAGATATAACAGAACCTATTGAAAGCTGGGGAGGTTTAACACCTGATGCTGAAAATGGTCCTGCTTTTGACGAACAGTCTGTAACTTTAGATGCTTATCAATCAACTGTTCCTATAGAAAACCAAAATAGTGATCACGAAGATGATTATTATTGGCGTTGGAAAGGCGAAAGATATGGGTTAGACCCACAGCATGCTCAAGTTAATGGTTCTTTTTATGTAGACGAAGATGCAGGTAAATTTTACTTTAGTTCTAATTTATCTGGAAAAACTGTAATATTAAAATATATTAGTGATGGAATAGTAACAGACAAGAGTAATAGTGAATCTTCAACTTGGAGTATAGATATGGTAAACACGCTTGTTCCTAAACTAGCTGAAGAGGCTATATATAAACACATACTATATGGAGTATTATGCGCAAGAAAAGACACGCCTCCATATTTACTAGCTGAAACTAAAAAACAAAAGTTTGCTGAAACAAGAAAAGCAAAAATAAGACTATCAAATATTAAATTAGAAGAAATAACACAAACACTTAGAGGTAAATCTAAACACATAAAACATTAGTATATGCCAGAGTTAAAACGTAACTTCTCTCAGGCAAAGATGAACAAGGACATGGACGAGAGACTTGTTCCTGAAGGCCAATATAGAGATGCATTAAATATACAAATAGCTACATCAGATGATTCTAATGTTGGTGCTGCTCAAAATCTAAAAGGTAATGTCATAAGAAATAGTATGGCTACTGAGTACGATAATCAAGTAGTAGACAACGTTACACATTTATCTCCATCTATGGCAGATAATGCTGTTTATGCTTTACCTATATTTGTGCCAGATGGGCCAGTAACTGATTTATCTAATCCTTACTTAGCAGGTAGTGGAACTATATTACCAGCAAACTTAGGTTTAACGGTTTTAGATGCTAGCAGAGAAGATGCTAGATACGTTGGTACTGGAACATGTGTTGGTAGTATTGCTGCTACTGATAAAGATAAAATATATTATATGATTGCCGCTGGTGACATAAATAGATATCCTGGTTTCACAACAGGTGGAACAACAACAGCTTCCGCTCAAGCTTCTTTAGATTCTTTTCGAATTCCTAGAAAAGACTACATCCTTGAATATGACACTATTACTGAGACTATAAAATACGTTTTTGTAGACATATATCACGTGCAACGCGTTAACACAACTAGCGTAGCTGGTAGTAATTCTATTTTTATAGACGAACAACCTAATCCAGGCGCGACTCCAACTTACACAGCCGCTGGCACTGTTAATGTTCATGGTATAAGACCTGGTATGGTTATTTATGGAACATTTGATGGTAAAGACACAAGCATAGAGGATAAAGTTACAGTTACTGATTTGATACATCTGCCTGGTATAGGTTGGCAAATATTTTTAAATAAACCAGTAAATGTTAATGCTGGAGATGTAGTTAATTTTCACGCTCCTAGAGTTTTAAACTTTAATAAAGATACTATTATAACAGGAATAAATATTATAGATGACATGTTGTTTTGGACTGACAACAACACAGAACCTAAAAAAATTAATATAAAAAGATCAAAAGCTGGAACAGGTGGTGTAGAGTATTTATTTACTAATCTACCAACAACAAACGTTGGCCACTCTAATTATGGAGCAAGTAATATAGTAGGCGGTAATCCTAATGCTATATTTGATGGAGATACTGATTACTTTCACACAAGATTAGTAACAGAAAAACCAACTGATAGAAAACTACAAATAGAAACAACAGATAGTAATACTAAAGTTGTTTATACTACTGAAGATCATATAACAGCTATAAGAAAAGCGCCTACTCAACCTTTAGAATTAGAAATGTCTAGAACTAAAAATCCTAGAATAAACTCTAACGGTGTTGCAAATTCACCTACAGCTACAACTACTTTTAGTTTTACTAATCAATCTGGTAATCTTTTACAAGCTGGAGATACTGTATCTTCTATAGTTTTTGATTCTCCTACAGATTTTAGAGTTGGAGATAAAATAATACTAACTTATGTTTTAGGAAATGAAACAGCTGGATCTTTTGATGATTATGAAATAAGAGCAGAAATAACAAGTTCGCCAGTGTCAGATCCTGACAACCTAGCTACTACTGGTTTTGGTATAAGAATTTTAACAATAGAATCAAGTACACCTACAAACCCATCTCCTGGTGATTTTTGGTATATTAGATTAGAAGATGATGAACCTTTGTTTGAATTTAAATTTGTTAGGTTTTCTTATAGATATAGATATGCTGATGGTGAATATTCTGCTTTTGCTCCTTTTTCACAAATAGCTTTTTTACCAGATAGTTTTGAGTATTTACCTAAAAAAGGTTTTAATTTAGGTATGAGAAATCAACTTAGAAATTTAAGATTAACAAAGTACTTTACAGATCCTATAATTGGTGCTGTTCCTGAAGACGTTGTAGAAATAGATTTACTTTATAAAGAAACAAATAATCCAACTGTTTATACAGTGAAAACTTTAAAACCAATAGATGGAGGTAATATGTGGCCTGATTTTAACGATCCAAATAATATTTTAAAAAGAGGAGAGTACGAAATAAAAACCGATTTAATTCACGCTGTTGTTCCTTCTAATCAACTATTAAGACCTTGGGATAATTTACCTAGAAAAGCTTTAGGTCAAGAAGTTAGTGGTAGCAGAATAATATATGCTAACTATTTACAAAACTATGATGTAGAAGATCCTAAAATTGAATTAGAATTACATCAAGATTCTTTAGCTGACTTAAATACAGATTACGCTTTACCTTCTGTTAAATCACTACGAACATATCAAATAGGTGTTGTTTATAGTGATAAATATGGTAGAGAAACGCCAGTATTAACTAGTAAAGATGCGTCAATAACTGTACCTAAAATAGCATCAACAACTAGAAATAGAATAAACGCTAGACTAGGTTTAAATACAAACGTGCCTTCTTGGGCTAAATATTTTTCTTGGTATATAAAAGAAACCTCTACAGAGTATTATACTTTAGCTATGGATAGATGGTATGATGCTAAAGATGAAAACGTGTGGATAACATTTCCTTCTTCTGAAAGAAATAAATTAGACGAAGAAACATTTTTAATATTAAAAAAAGCACATGGTGAAGAAACACCTGTTTATGAAAAAGCTAGATATAAAATATTAGCTATAGAAAACGAAGCGCCTAATTTTATAATAACAGAAAGAAAAAAATTAGGTAGTCGTATAGTAACTAATTATACACCTATCACGGTTATACCAGCAGGCTTTCCAGCACCAGGAACAACACAAATATCAGTTACTGATATACCTAGTTTTAATAATTCTTTTGGAAGCAAACATATTGATCAACCACCAGATTCTTTATTTGTAAAATTTATAGATAATACTACAAATAACGAAACAGATGAATACGAAGTTTCTAATATTTACGACGATGCTGGTGTAGTTAGATTACAACTTAAAAACCCGATGCGCCAAGACGCTGCTTTTTGTTCGGCTGTTGCTGCTGGTTCTTTAAGGATGGAACTATTTGAACATGAAATAGAAACTAATAGACCAGAGTTTGATGGTAAGTTTTTTGTAAAAATACATAAAGATGCTACATTAGAAAAATATGTTTTAAGAAATACTGTAACAGTGGAAGAGTGGGTACCTACTTTAAGTGCCAAGTTGTTTTATTTAAATAACAATTTTGATACTCAACCTTTAGGTTATAGTTCATACCAAAAAGGTAGATATGGTGAACCTGCTAGCAGTACTCTAAGCGCTGGACCAACTTTACCAACAGGTTCTACCGCGCCTGACGTACATCCTTATAACAAAGGCACAACTTCAGGTTCTTTATCTGATTATGATCATCACCCTTCTTATACTTGGGGCACTAGTGGTGGTGGTTTTGGTGTATCAGCGGCTGACCTTACAAATACAAATTTAACAGAAGGGCCTACTCATTTTATAAATTACAATGAATCTACAGGTAGAGCTTTTTGGGAAGGTGTTAGTTCAACATTAAACACGTTACCTAATGCTAACATGAGTAATGAATTTGGTTTCTTTATAGATGCTTGCAGTGCTTATTCTTTTACTGGTGGTGGTGATGACCCTAACAACCGTATACAACCAGATCAATATGGCGATGGTGTTTTAATTAATCCATTAGATAGCGGACAGCATTATAGTGATACATCTCCTGGTCTTGGAGCTAACGCCAATGATATGCCTGGTTTATCAGGTAACGGTGGTTTTACTACTAATGTTAATAGCGGTTTTGGTCAAATATCAAGAGGTATATGGAACAGCGGTCAATATATGGATATATCAAGATTAGTAGGACAAGGTTGGTCTCCTAATACTACAGCTACTTCGTTTCCTCAAACATGTCAAAGTTTCACAAACTCTCCATACTCTGATGCTAATGATTTTATAAACGCTTTATGTACGCCTGGAACTAAATTTAAATTTGAAAGAGATCCAGTTGGAACTGTTTATACAGTACAAACTTATGATGGTTATAATAATCATCCTCATGGAGCTGTGTATAATAATTTAGCAGGACAATCTGCACCAGGTAATACTGTAGAGCAAGGCACTTGGGGTATACGTAATTACAAAACAGAAGACGCTGGTTCTTCCGCTATAGAAGATTCAGAACAATACGAAGGCGCTAACATGCGTCAACGTTGGACAATCAAAGTTGATCCAGCTATAGGTAGTGGTCCTAGTGGGTATAGTCCTGATAGAGGTACTAGCTCAATTTGGGATAATACAGGAGGTGCTTCAGTTGCGGGCCTTTATCACGATATGTCTCCAAGCAGCTTTGATACTATACAACTAATAGAACTAAGACAAACGGTACAAAATATATCATCAGGTACAATTAGCCCAGGTATATGGGAAACAGAACCTAAAGAAGCTGTAGAGTTAGATATTTATTATCAAGCTAGTGGTTTAATACCTTTAAAGTTAACTGAAAAAACAAATGAAGAATATCTACCAGTAGGCACAACGTTTTTAACTTCAACTTTCCCTAACACAAAACATACTATAACTAGCTGGGATGAAAGTAGCGACGGACAAACTTTTAATTTTACACCAGCTATACCAGTAGGTATAAATCTAGCTGACGGTGCTGATGTGTTTTTTACAAAAAGAGATTATTATTCTTTACAAGGCACAGTAGACACATCAACAGCTATACAAACTCTTAATATAACTACAACTAATCCAAACCCACCGCCTGCTACTGTAACCACAACTACTCCGGTATTTGGTCCAGGTAGCACTAAAATGACACTGCATGGTTATAGACAAACGGGTTGGCATTATAACAAAATGTTTAGAAGATATCACATTTTAGACTGGAACAACTGTTGGGTGTTTGGTAATGGTGTAGAATCTGATAGAATAAGAGACGACTTTAATGCTCCACAAATGGACAACGGGGTTAAGGCCTCAACTGTATTAGCAGAACCCGTGAAAGAAGAAAGAAGAAAACACGGTTTAATTTATTCTGGTATATACAACTCTATTAGTGGTATTAATAATTTAAATCAATTTATACAAGCAGAAAAAATAACAAAAGATTTAAACCCAGTTTATGGAAGTATACAAAAGTTATACGCTAGAGATACTAATTTAGTAACATTATGTGAAGATAAAGTTTTAAAAATATTGTCAAATGGTAAAGATGCTTTGTTTAATGCTGATGGTAGCACTAACGTTGTGTCTACAGCTAAAGTATTAGGTGCGGCTGTGCCTTATCAAGGAGATTATGGTATATCAACAAACCCAGAATCTTTTACAGCGACACCTGGAGCTTTGTTTTTTGTAGATCAAATGAGAGGTACAGTATTAAGTATGTTCGGCGATAATCACGTTAGGCCGATATCTCAAACAGGTATGACTGATTATTTTACAGACACATTAAAAAATAAAACAAATGAAGGTTTTTGGAATATATTAGGTACTTATGATGAAAGAAAAAGCGAGTATAATGTAACAACAATGTATAAGTATTACAGACATGCTGATATTTCTGATAGAGCTACAGTTAGCTACAGTGAAAAAATAAAAGGTTGGAGTAGTTTTAAATCATTTAATCCAGAAAACGGTCTTAGTTTAAATAATGATTATTATACGTTTTTCGGTGGAGAAATATACAAGCACCATCAAGATGATGTAGATTATAATAGATTTTACGATATTCCACATGAATCTACTTTTACTTTAACATTTAATGATATGCCAGAAGCAGTAAAAAGTTTTAACACTATTAACTATGAAGGAACACAAGCTAAAGTAGATCAATTTATATCAACTACAACTACAGATGCAGCTGGTAATACACTAACAGATATAAACGATAACGAATATTTTAATTTAACATCAAAAACAGGTTGGTACGTAAATAGTATTACAACTAATAAACAAACTGGTGATGTTGTTGATTTTAAAGAAAAAGAAGGTAAATGGTTTGGAGCCGTTTCAGGTGATGCTACAGATGGTATTACTTTTGGTTCAGATACTTACAACTTAGACCAATCAGAGTTTTCTGTGCAAGGTTTAGGTAATGCTACCTTTAAATATAAAATACCACCTTCAGGCGGAACAGGAACTGGAGAACCTACGGATCCTCCAGAGCCAGCAACAGTATATGTAAGAAATATGCCTGAGCAACAAGATGCTACATTTGGTGTAACCGCAGCTAACCCGAACCCTTGGGATGCACATCCAGATGACACTTATCAAAGTTTTACTAACCCATATACAACATGGGCTGTAAACTCACAATCTATTACTGGTCAAAATATGAACATGCCAAATTACATTCCGTTTTACACTGGCTCTACTTTTGAAAATAACTCTGGTATATTTGCTACTGGTGGATCAGGAATTGTGGCAGGAGGAGGTAATCCAAATGGTGAGAACTTTGTAGACTTAACAATAACACCTCAAATAGGAACTCAACCAGGACCTTTTGGGCCTACACCTTTATACAGTGGCGAAACATTAGACGCGGCTAACTTTAGTATAGGTGGAGCTACTTTAATTCATACACCAGGTTTATCTGGAAGCGGATCAACAGCTAATGATATTTACGAATGGATAGGCGGTAATGTTAGTTCAGAGGTTCAAAAAGTTATACTTACTAATAATGGTACTCCTGGATCTTTTTACAACTCAATCAACGCAAGGGTTATCATAAACAGCTTTACTATAAACAACATTAATGAGTACATAAATATTGATATAGACCACGATGATTCGGATACTCGTAAAACTAGAAACGTTGGTGTTTGTGTATCTTATCCTTACTCTTCTAAACAAGAAACACCAGTTGCAACAACTATATCTAATATAACTAAAACAGTAAAACAACAAGGAACTAGAGAAATATAATTATGGCACAAATAGTATACCCTAGAGATAAAGAAATAATAATTAGTGATAAAGAAACAGTTGAAACTTTAGACAAAGTAATTACTAACGCAGTACAAACCGCCGCAGTAATAAACGCAGCAGGTCAAGAAACAACTATAGATTGCTACTCTGGTAACATTATTGGAAGTGGTGGATTAACAATGATAGCTGAAACTACATTTACAGCTAAAAGTGGTTATTGTTACAAACCAACACCAACTATAACTATGCATAATTTAGTGCAAGGCGGTTATGATTATTCTAATCACTATAGTACAAAAGTAGTTCCAATATATACAAACAATAGAATAACCTCTTTTAAAGCGCAAATATTCTACGATCCACCAAAAGATAAATTTTTATTTCCAGATCCTAATTTATTTTCTAGTTTTGATCATTTAGCTTTTGTAGATTATGAACTTAAAACAACAGAGACAGCAATAGAAAACGCTATAACACATGTTAGTTATAGTCCAGAATTAAGTCGTTTTAATCAAGAAACTTATATTTGTGTTTACGGAACTGTTGGCGCTAAATACAATTTAAGAATACGTAATTTTTCCTGGTTTCAAAATGATTGGGCATCTAGTGGTTTGTATGATTTTGTGCAAGGTACTTTTACAACACCTAGCGGAGATAGCACAAGTACTGGAACTATTGGTGCTGATGGTAAAAACATTCATTTTATAAAAATACCTAATCATAAAACAATAGGTAGTGGTACTTATGATGTTAACAAAGGCAATAGGTATGATATTATTTTAGATGGTATAGGTGAAACAACTATACAACCTAAAGCTCCTACTGTTGATGGAGACGCTAGTATAATACAATATGGAATAGAAAATTTAAATATTGAAACAGCTAGTTATACTGGAAATCTTCAAGGAAAAGAAGCGGCTATACAACTACCAAGAGTTATTCCTAGTATTAAAAGTCCTAGAGATCATGCTAAACCTATTTTTATTAAAGCTGGAAATAGCGACACTTCTGGTACTAAAGTGACAGTTGATATAGAACGCTTAGATGTAAAAGAAGGGATGCGTATGTTTAATGTTGGTGATACTGCTGGTAACACTATTAAAGTGTCAAAAATACAAGGAAAAAAAATAACCACATCATCGGCTATAGCCGTACCTGATGATACACAAATAAGACTTGAAGAAGATAAAGACTTAATTGATATTACTATGACTATTTATCCAACTGGTGCCGCAAGAGGAAAAACTGTATTTCTTACTAGACAACCAACTGTTGATGATATTGGTGGTTTTAAAGATATAGCTGTTTTAACTGATGGAGCTGTTAACGCTTCTACCACGGTAGTATTAGATTCAACTGCTGGCATAGTTCCAGGTATGACTGTAACAGGTGAAGGAATACCTGACAATAAAACAATATACGTGTCTTCTATAACAAACGCTACTACTTTAGTTGTTGATTCAGCTGTTGAGCTAGCTGATAATACACGTTTAAAGTTTACTGGAGTTAACAACAAAGTGGAAGTTTTAGATACTCAAGCAAGAATCTTTGATGGTGGCGTTAGTGTTAAAGTTACTTTAAAAGTAAGAGAAATAAATCGTGTATATATAGGCGATACTTTACAAGATTACGCTATTGGCTTGTTATACGTTGACAACTTTATTACAACAAATTAAAATAAAAAAATATGGCATTAGTAGATTTAGAATTTGAACAACCGTTAAATGTATCACTTCAAATAGGCGATTCAGCTTATTATGTAGATACTTCAGCAGCATATACCAGTAGTCAAAGTTCAGCTAGCGGCGTGAGTGGAGGTGTTCAAGTAAGTCAAAACAGTACTAACCCTGAGTATATAGGTATAGTGGAAGCCATAAGTAATACTAGAAACCTACCACCATACACAGTAACAAATTTAGCACCTAGTATAACAATAGACACTCTTTTACCAGCTGCTACTTTTCATAACCATTCAGCTTTTATATTTTTTAGTAAAGACAATAAAGCTAACTTAAGTAGTATACTAGGATATTATGCTGATATTCAATTTAAAAATGACTCAAAAGAATACGCTGAAGTTTACAGTGTAGGTGTAGATACATTCAATAGTAGTAAATAAAGTACAAAAAGTGTAACTATATATCAATAGAAAAGAAATAATAATAATAAAAAATAAATTATGTCAATAGGTCCATTAGATGCAGTAAGTGCAGGTTTTCAAGTTGTTGGAGGAATAGTTAATTATTTTGATGCTAAAAAAGATAAAAAACAACTTCATGAAAAGCTTAGAAAATCTAAAGCTAGATTAGATGCTAGTAAAGAAGCTTTTAAAAACCTTGATACAAGTAATCCTTACTTAAACATGCAAAACGTTTACGAAGATATGACTGTTAACCAACAAGAAGCTGAGTTTACAAGACAGCAACAATTTCAAAATCAAGCTAATATATTACAACAGTTAAGAGGAGCAGCCGGTACTTCAGGTATTGCGGGACTAGCACAAGCTTTAGCTAACCAAGGCGCTTTAGATGCTCAAAAAGCAGCGGTATCTATTGGTAAACAAGAGGCATCTATTCAAGAGAAAAAACTAGGTGAAGAATCTAAACTACAAGGATTAGAAAGAGAAGGCGATTTAATAAGCAGACAAGCTGAAGCTAGTAAATTAGGATCACTGATGGCTATGGACGCGCAAGAAGTAGCTGCGCAACGATTAGCACAACAGCAAGCAAAAGAGCGAATGGCTCAAGCTTTTAGTAGTGCAGGTAGTGGTATTATAGATTTAGCTGCGGCTTCAGAAGTTTAAAGTAAAAAATAAAATTATGGCAGAAGTAAAAAGAACAAGTAGAACATTAAATTATGGTTTAGATGCAGGCACATTAAAAGCTATAGGTGCCGCTGAAACGTCTAAATACTTTGACGCTGAAGGTAAATCTACAGGTACTATTGTAGGTGATGCTTTTACGCAACTAGGAAAAAGAGCTGGCGTGCAAGCTAAAATTGTAAAAGCTGAACAAAAGAAAAAAGAAGAAGAATTACAAAAAGAAATAGAAGCTA